CCCCAACACAGCCATCCATTCAGTAGTTGAAAGTCCACCTACTAAAACCATTCCCCCCCCTGCTATGTTTGTTGCTAGACCTAAAGTAGCTGTGCTTGTTGATGCTGCTGGTTCTGCCATACCCATTTCTCCAGAAAATGGCAATAAAAAAGCCCTAACTTATTAAAAGCTAGGGCTTGTGGTGGTTTGGTGTGTAGTTACGATGCTTTTTTAATTACAAGCTTATATCGACTACCAATAAAATCGGGATCATCTTCAATTGATACTTCCGTATTGAAGCCTTTTTCACGAAGTAGATCTGAAATGGCCGTTGTTGTTTCTTCATTTAAAGTCATCTTTGAATAAAGAGTACATACTCCGTTTTGTGCAATGTCTGCCTCAATCTTTGGCAGTGCACCCTGTACATACATATCTGCGTAGTTCATATTAAATTCCTGATTCTAGTGTGAATGATACTGAGAAGCGCATTGGATCAACTAACGCACCTGTCAAATCTATAAAAAACAACTTGACTCCAGCTGCAACTTTGAAAGACGACCAACTCCCACTGTATGCTTCAATTGCTTGTAGCGTCGGTGGCAATATAGCCTTTCCACCACCTAATCCCGTTCCAGAAAAAATGCCAGAAACAAAAATGTGCGGATTTGCTAATTCAGTTGTTACGCCCGCATCTCGTTGCAATCTATAGACTCCCGTAGACTCTTTTGAGATAGACCAGCCTGCGTTATTTTGTTGGGTAGTAAAGTTGACATCATAAGTCAGCATCATCGGTGCAATAAAACGCCCGACTTTTGATACTTCGTGATTGTAAGTATTCCACTTTCGAATTTTTTTAGTCCACGAGTCTGACGCAATATAAGGTGTATTTGTAGCAGTAGCGCCAATTACTCGCTTAAATACTACACTTGCAACTGATGTTTCATCCTGATTTCCAAAATACAATTCGCTATTCGGTGCATTGATGTGGATTGGTGTTTTATACCCAGAATCTGCCGCGGTCGGTTGAGTAGTAATTAATAATCTTCGATTAGTTCCGCCTATCCAATTTGCAAATAATGTTGATATTCCCGTCTGACTCAGTGCGATTTTTGCACCCGTCGCACCGCCCAAGGTAATGCGGCTCTTATCGATAACAACACCACCGATATTATCAGATGCACCAAGGGCTGTAGTGTCAGCACGGTTTAACCACGGTGATCTAATGTAGAGATTATTAACTGTGCAATTAAATGTTTGTTGATAGGTCGTGTTTACAAGCCAGTCACGAGCTACACCATCTCTTGTTTGCTCTGCCCAAATTGCATTGAATGAGCAATTCGACCAGATACCTGCTGTTAAACCGTACTGCATATATTCAAGAATAATATTATTAAAGACGCACTGATAAGCTTCTTTAGCAAACAGCACAGGGTATTTACCCCATTGCCATGAGCAGTTGTCAAAATATGCAGTAGTACTTTGTTTAGAATCAACATCAGCAATATAAAACCCTGCATTTGATGCACTAATTGACATCAAATTTTGTACACGGAACGAAACCGTTGCATTCGATAAATATACTTGATTGTAAAAGCCTGAAATATTTGCATTTGAAAGTGTGAAGTTATAACCATCAACTTTTAAACCCGAAATATTTTCTGAAACACCCTCACTTACTAATTGCAAATCTCTTACTTCGGCGCCCACGTTAATAAATGCCACATTATTAAGAAGGGTATTTGAATTTGAATAATCACCTGGTCTTACCTTTAGAGAGTTCATTGCATACGCAGTGGCATTTTGTCTGCTAAATCCACCTCCAACAATCCCTTTACCCTTGCAATCAACTTGTTTATTGATGCGATATTCAACTTGTCTGTTAGCAAGATAAATATTCGAACCTGTGTATGGACTCAACGCACATCGAATAAATGCGTCCGCATCGTCATAATTTGGGTCGTCACCCAGACCGCCAAAATCATCAATTGTTGGAAAAGCAACTGTGATTTTCACCCAATTCCCGCCATTTGCAGCAACAACAATATAACCGTCTGGAACTTTTGAACTATCAGCACTAAATACAAAAGTTCCTCCCCCTAAATGTTTATCTTTTATCACAGATCGTACATTTACGGTGCGGCCTGGCCATGGCAATGTAGTAGCTAAATCATCAATACAATCTAAAGTACTGATAGTTTTTTTATTAAATTCCCTGAGATTTTCACCAGTTAAAGTCAGCACAAGTGTATCTATCCACCCGTTTTCGCCCGCTCCAGCTGCTGCCGCAACTTCAATTGCCTGTTTCAAATCATCTACTGAAACATATCCCACTCCCAACATCTCTTCAAAAAGTCTGGAAAGCATCGGTAATGATTTAAATGGCTGTCCATACCGAGGATTAATAATTTTATCTTCGTTATTAGCCTCACCAATATTAAGAATATCGCGATCCAGATTTTTCATCTTTTCTTCGGTGATAATCGCCATAAATTTTCTCCAAAAAAAAGCCCCGCTAATGCAGGGCTTTAATTTCATTCCAGGGTTAAATTAGGTTATTGATGATGTCCCTTATCATTTCGATAATAACGCTCATCGGAATTGGTTGCTGAAATGGAGTTTTCAAAAACTCCATTTCGGTTTTTGGTTGAGACCAGGAACAATTCATCATCTTGACGATCATCTACAGTGATTGAATAAACTGTTTTCACCTCACCTTCTGTTACTAGAGCTTCAAGCGGTGGACGTGCCAAAATTAGCTCATACTCACTTGCGCCCTGGCTAACTGGTATCTGATCAGTAAAACCACTTTTCTTTTGTAGATGAATCACATAATCATGACCTGCTGTCAAAGTACACGGCTGGCTGATTTCAATTGTTAAGCCATTCCACGCTGTAATTTCTCCAGACGTTATTGAACCATCACCCAGGGCAATAGGTGACAAACGGGTATCATCAACAACAATGATTGGGTCCCCGCGTTCTGTTAGCTCACCTTCAGCAAAGCAGTCAAACTTACAATTGACTCGCTGATACTTCAGTTTATTCCAGGCACGCCAGCCGATGATATGAGCCTGTTCTTTATAGGCAATTCCATATCCATCGATTTTTTTCGGGTTCGTGATTTGGTCATTCGGGATTTTCAAAGTCTTTTCAATCCATCCTGCTTCACTATCAACATATGTTATTTCGACACCATCATAATTATTCTCAACCTTAAAGTTATATGTTCTAACTTCAGATTTAGCCTTTTTATTACGGTGATTGAATAACAATATTGGTTGCCGATCTGCCCTTTCAAAATCAAAGTAGAGTGCTCTATTTAAACGACGTTCATTACAACCGGATGCCCCCGCCATCATTCGGCAAATTTCTTCAAATGACTGATTTGCATTGTCTAATGTATAGTTAAATTCAGCCATCTTGGAAGAGCCAAAATATTCAACCACATCATCAAATACACGATAAATTTCTTCAGTATTGATTTCATTTAAAGTGCGTCGACCAATAAGTTTATTCAAAGCCAGGTCAATGATGAGATCAGCCATATTACGTGAAGGTATCAACTCAACAGAACGTACCCCCCCGCGATATGAATAAACTAGACTCTCTGCAATACAGTTTGTCTGCCGTGTATCAACAGCAGTAGCTGCACGTGTTGCCTGGGTACGTTGTCGTATTATTACACGGTTGTCATACACCAGTTTAGACAGATAGCGAATTGCGTAAGCTGTATAGAATTTAACTTCATCAGATAAATCTACTGCATCACCATTGTCATTTACTCGTCTTGCACGGAAACGCACAGCACCCGAAAATGGCAAGTTAATCCACATCGACCCACCTACGCTATCACGGTTATTAGCTTTACCATTTAAACGTATAGTTTGGTTAAATACTGGACCGGTTGGATTATCAGAAACGACATGTTGATATTCAACATAGATATCCACAAATTTAGCGTCTGAACCTTGATAAATTCCATTTAATGCTTGGAAATTTAATAAAAGCCCTGTCGCTTTTGGTGAAGCGATTGTAAACCAACCAATCCAGTTATCCTGGCTACCACGTAGCTTAATATTTCCGGTACCGGTCTTTTGTCCCTCTAAATCAGCAAGCTTATTCCAATCAGAATTTACACCGCTAGGCGTTGCTAATGTAAGCTGCTTATTGGCAGTGTCCACACCAGTTACCAAATACTCACCATCTAAAAAGATGTTTGCAGTGTTTGCTGTCAGATTGGCCGATATTGTTGAAGTTAACACCTCAGTTACTTTTGAGAAGTTGGTATTTGTGGCTACAGGATTTCTCAAATGAATTGTATAGATATTAGATGCATATGTGATTGAATCGATATCATACAAACCCGCTAAATCAAGCTGCTCATTAACCGGATCAGTGACCAGCAATGAAGTCACGTTAATTTTTCGGTAATTCTGATAATCCAGAACATTTTGTGTTGATTCAATTGCAAACGTTTTGTTTACAGGGTCAACTGCTACTTGACCAGTTATTGACAAATCGCCAACACCAAAATTTGCACCGCTAATGATTAAAGCTTCATTAATATTAAATGAGTTAAAACGATCAGCAGTCCCCTGGTCATTTGCTTTGATCATATTCGGATATTGGAAATAAATATCACTGGCTTCAACACGTGTGCTATTTGGCGGTAGAGCAGTTTGACCGTTAATTGAATCGCACTGCCGGGCAATTACTGGAGGCTCAGTAAAAGTATCACCCCACTTAAAAATTGTTTCCGTACCAACCAGGCTTTGATTTAAGCCATAAGCCGATAAACTTGTTCCTGGTATTTCCTGAATTGGCGTATCACCGGTCTTAAATTGAGACAACCTTACGGGGTTTTCACATACCGATAATAAAAGCTCTTCAACTTCTACCCCATCTTTGAAATATCGATATGGAGGCGCAAACAAATCAGGAATCGCTTTAGGTCCTCCAAGAATATAAGGTACCCGTTGTTTAATGCGTTGACGGTTTTCAGGGTTCGATAAATTGTTATTACTTGAACCCGTCATTGAACCATTATTATTAGTTGGAGCTTTTGGCACTTTCACCAAAGCCGAAACAGCTTTCCCCAATAACTTTGATGCAATCCATGTCACAGTTGATGAAAGTTCACCAGGATAACGAACAATCGTACACTCATCATCCATTTCCATAAGCCGTGCAATTGATGCACGATTATCACGTGTTGGGGTTATATCATTTTCAGGGCATGGATTACCCTTATAGATTTTCGCCTGGGGATGCTTAGTTTTTTCTTGCAAAAATGTATAAAGAATATTTTCAGACTCAACTGTGATTTTCTCTTGTTGGTCTAAAGCATTCTTAATGATGTAAATTCGGCTCATAGTATCGAATCCGTTTAAACCAAATTTTGGCTTGCTCAACTGTGATGCGCTGAACTCCGCATTCACTTAAATGAAAAATCTTGCCTTGAAAAAAAAGCCCCACATGGGAGCTTTCATTCATATATGTCATTAGGACTATGCAGCCTTCTTTCGGACTATCAATCCGCTTGTTTTGATGAACCGTTTCTCTTGAAGTTTTAATTGCTTCACTTAACGGACTAGATAATCCAACAAAGCACGGTGAATAATCTTGTCCATAAATATATTTGGCTGCTTTAATAACAAAATGGACACAGTGAAATTTTTCAGGATCGTACTTACAGTAAAAAAGTTTGCTGATATTCATGCATAAAAACCTTCTAAACTTTCATCTGTACTAGCGGAATAGATTTCCCCATTTCCCGAATCATTTAAGCCAGGTGCTTGTGCTTCAAAACTAGAACCACGCCAGTCCCGTGTTACCGTCACAACTTCTAAGTCCTTTACGACATATGCAGGCACGTCATAACGACCAATAATATATGCACGGTAATTTAAAATAGGTGGTGTAATTTCATCATCCTGAAGGACCAGCTTTATTAAATCCGGTACGATGGTGCCCACATCACCGATAACGGCCGTAAGCTTTTGATCAAGATTATCCTCATCACCGCCTCTGTTAATCGTTAAAGGTACATAAACATATTCAAATGTTTGTCCGTCCTCATGTGTTAATAAAATTGGCTCACTTGAATTAACTACATAGCGCAAATTTGCGGCCAATTCGGATGAGAAATTTCAACAGACTCAAGCCAACCAATTGGACCTGCTGACTGGTCAAGTACAGCAAGTTGTTCAGGTGTAAGTTCAATCATTAATTTACTCCCAACGCATCTGGCAGCCATTCATTCGGCACTTTTTCAATGTCATCGACAACTTCCATTGACTCAACGCCTTGACGTACATTAACGATATTCCGGTCTAAGTCAGCACTACGTTTGATAGGTTTAACTATCACCTGGAAACTAACCATAACTACAACGCCATTTCGCTTTGTTTCACCAGGTAATGATTCAGAAGTGAAGCGACATTCACACTCTTCAATTATCCCGTGGTCTAATGATAGCTCCCATTTCCAATTTTCTGGTTTACGCTGTTTTGTTCTCCAAAAAGCCCAAAAATATTGGCGGTCTGCATCGTCTTTTAATAAGACAGAGACATTAACCGAGTGCGGGGAGCCAACAAAAAAGGGGGCCTGCCTTGGCATACCCCCTTCATTTTGCTGTTCCCGTATATCATTGCCAGGTGTAAAGCCATACCCCTCTTGTAAGGGGCAAAGCATGAACTTATCCAAAATTACCCCCTATTGCGTTCTACCATAAAACCTTGTTGCATCATTTGCGACTCATGACTATTTGCCTGGGTTCCTAAGCGGGTAAAGGCTTGTTCAACTTCTTGACGTACAATATCAATTGTCACATCGCCATTTGATAATCTACGCTCTCTAGCCGTGTAACCAGGAGGCACATTAATATTCACGTTAACACCGCCCCCACGCTGTCTAGTGGATTCAATATTTTTCTGGGTAAATATAGAAGGTGTTTCACTAACAATACCCCCATCGGCATATCCATTCTTGATTGATTGACGCAATGCATTAAACCCCGAAGGACCACCCAAAGCAGCAATTTCCTCTTGAGTTAATACACCTTCACCTTTGTGAACGATTCCCGCAGCTTCATATTTACCACCGTAACCAGTAAAACCTCCATCAGCAAAGCCTGCTATTGTTTGCGCACCAATTACAGCGATCGAAGCGTAACCTAAACCACGAATTAAAGTTGAAGCTGGAATACCATAAATACCCATTTGTGCAATAGGTTGCATTGCAGCAAGTTCCGTATTAATTATCTGCTGAGCAATAGCAATACCCTGCTGAGCTAAAAACATTGCTTTATATGTTTTAGAGTTTTCTCCTTTAGCTTCTTTAACCATTTGAGTCATGCTGCCCCAAACCGTTGAAGCTTGAGATAAAAGTGAGCCATATAAATTTAATTGAGATTCATGCTGATCTTGAATCAACTGTTTTGAACTGTCTTGATACTCAATATCCAATGCCTTCATATTTGCTAAATGAGCAGCTTTAGCTTGCTCAAGTAACTCATATCGCTGAGTAGCCATTTCAGGTGAGTCATAATCTTTATTAATTTGATTTACATCATTAGTGTAATCATCTAATTCATATGACTTTTCCTGTCTTACAGAAGTTGTCAAACCAGCCATTTGATATTCATAAGAGTTTTTGCCAAATTTATTGGCAATACCAGACAATGCTATTGCATCTTCCGCATTAGCCATTTTGCCAAGAAGATCATTCTTATAACTATCAAATTTCTCCTGCTGAGCTTGTCGATAAGCTGAAACATCCTTTTTATAAGCCTCCTCTTGAATTTTTAAGTACTTCTGAATTGACTCATCATCACCAGCATAAGCAATTTTAATCTCTTTAATAGATTCCTCATTATCCAATGCCATTTTTTGTTCAACATTTGAATATTTAGAAACTATTGCTAGTTGTTTCCTTTCACGTTCATCATGAATCCTTAATGCGTCATTATTTGCCTTTTCAACAATATCAAGTTCAGCTTTTGCATCTTTTAATGCATCAGCCGAACCTTTATAACCCAAAACTGAAACATGAATATGACCACCAGTTGCTCGTGCAGACTTTTTCTTGTATTCATCAAGCACGTTAACAGTAAAACCGTAACGTTTTGCTATTTGCTCAAGTTGGGTAACAGCTTCACCAGATTTACTAACATCCTCAAGAGTAAAATCAAAAGCATTGCCTGTCGCATGTTTGCTGGTTGTACCTTTGTGATAGGTATCATTAAAAGCTGTAAATCTAGTTAAGTCTTTACCCAATGCAGATTGAACAAGCTGTGCAAAATTAGCTGTGTAAGCTCTTACTTGTCCACCAGCAATTGATTCAGCACCTTTAATACGCAAACCATTAAGGGCAGATGCACCGACCATTTTATTAAGTTCTTGCTGGGCTTTGGCTGCTTTAGCTGCTGCTTTGGCCTGTTCTGCTTTAGCCTTTGCATTTTCCTTAGCAGTTTCAGTATCAGTAATGGTACTTTTTGAATTTGCTAGGTTCGCCTCGTTAACTTTTAATTGAGCTGCTGACAGACCAGTTAAAGTTGGCATTGTGCTAGTTTGAACATTGCTCACAAAATCCATTGTGCTTTTTAGAGTTTTATCGACCCCAGCCGCGTAGCCATTCCAAATTTCTTTACCTTCACTAAAACCAGTTTTTAAAACATTAATCTGATCAGTAATAGTAGTAGCTGCATCTAATTTTGCCGCTACTACCCCAACATGATTAATGAGACTTGCAAACCCGCTAATTGACTGAATAACCACAGAAACAGCACTAGCAACTCCAACAATTGCAATACCCACGACTTTTGCAACTGTACCAACCGCACTTAAAACAGTTCCAAAGCTCCCACTTTTAACAGCGCCATCCACAAAGTATTGAATTAAATTGCTCAACACTGGCGTCATTTGACTAGCTAACTGATTTTTAAAGCCTTGAAACTGTGTTCCTAACGCCTGTGTTTGTGCATTAAGTAATAATGATTTATCAATACTTTCTTGAGTTCGGACTACTCCAGCCTCTTGCAGTTGATCACCATATTCTTTAATTAATGCAGAGTTATTTGCGAACAATGGAGCCAAATCACCCAAATCACTAGCTAAAGACTCCAGAACAAAGCGTTTCTCGGCGGCAGTAGCGCCCATATCATCTAATTTGGTAGTCATTTGACCCAAAGCATCAACCGTATCCATCGTTGAAAGCTTTTTAGCAAAATCATCAATTTCTTTTGCTGTCATTTTTGAGTTGTTAGCCAACATTTCAAAAAAGTCTTTTGCACCGCCACCTTTTGTGGAGGTATATTCGCCCAGCTTCTCAGAGGTGTCAGCCAAAATATCACTTAACTTATCTTGCTCAACCCCAAATGCACTTGCTGCACCAGCAACAATTTGAAAGTTTTCAGCAGAAGTCACAGCTCTTCTTGATAAACGGTTCAGCTCTGCATCTGCTTTGGCTAATTCAAGTGACATCTGACTTAACGCACCAGCAGCTACAACTACACCCCCAACCGCCATACCAGCTAATGACGCTGTTGCTGTTAAAACGCCACCTCGTAAAACACCCAGTTTTCCAGCAATACCATCAATAGCCGAACCAATTTGTGTACCCCCTAATGAAGCATTCATTTGATCTTTGAAATCAGAAAAGGCTTTACCCATTTTGGCTGTAGATTCTTTGGCTTTTCGTTCAGCTTGAGTCATTGGTCCAACAAACTGACCAATTTGAGCAACCAAATCTAGCGTTAAACGCCCAAGTGAAGCAGATGCCATAGTTTTCTCCAGACATTAAAAAACCCTGCATTTGCAGGGCTTAAAAACATAATTACTATCGTGTCACACAAAACTTATTCCATTTCTTTGGAAATTCCTTTGCATTAACACTATCTTCAATATATAACTTTTCATCTTTTTCAACGGCTACATAGCCTTTAAATCCACCGTATGCACCAAATGAATTTTTACCATTAAATTCACCACAAGCAATTGCTCCATAATCCTTATCATGATGATATTGCTCATTTCTAAATTGTACTGAAGATGGATCTTTTGCACTATTTTTGATTCGATCTTGGATTATAAAAGACAACCCAGCAGCTTTATTCTCATCATCATTAACTGCACTAGAAGCACTTGATTCTTTATCTTTAACCGAACCTTTATTATCTTTGGATAAATTACCAATAACGCCCATAACAATTGTTATTGCGAAGAACCATAATATTATTTTTAGCAATAATCCCATTTTCTTAACTTTCGCACCACATTTTGGACAAGCATCTGCTTTATCACTAACTGGAGCACCACATTCTTTACAAGGCTTAATTGCCATATCTCTTCCTAAATTATTATTTAGTTCAAGATACTAATTTATAGATTAAAAAACCACCCTTTTGGGTGGTTTAGTCGAACCTATTTTAACAACTCATACAAGTAAGTTATTCCATCTTTCGAAATGTTTATAGAATCTTGTGCAACACCATCTACCACACAACTATCTAAATATACAAAATCAAGCTTTTTCCCGCGTTCAGTAATGTTAATAACAGTCTTATCTAGCTCGACGTATGGGTTCCGTTCTTCGATAATGCCATTTATCATTAATAAATGTTTAACTCTTGAAACTGTAAGGCCCATTTTCTCTGCCACTTGCTCAATAGGAATTGCATTAAGTTGCATATCAAAATTATAGCGGTGACATTTACTTTGCATTGAACTGATCTGAACTCTCAAATCGTCAATCATATTGTCATATTGCCGAAAAATTCGATGATATTTCAAAGCCAGTTTGTCATAAGTTGCCTGAGTCACCATAGCAACAGAGGGTTTAAGTTGAACCTCTGTTTTTTCTATAACATCCAACACCCATTTGCGAAATGCTTTAGCAACATCTGTACGCGAAAGCATTGCAATAAGATGGCAACCACGAAGGCTAAAAATCCGTACGCCCAAATTGGGCGTGTGGGGATTATCAATGACTTGCGTCATATTTTCGGTAAATTCTTCTTTATTACGATTAAAAATTTTAGTAACAGCATCAGCTTGTTTATAGTTCAAGGCTTTTGCTAAATCACTTCCTGTTACCCAGATTTGATTATCTGATAATTGAACTGGTTCTAATGTTGAAGATTGAAAAACTAATGTATTCATGATGAATACTCCTTGAGAGAAATATTTCACCACCAAAACGACGCCAATCATTAGGGTGGCAGGATATGCAGAATTGGCGTACCAGTCTCAAGGGTCTGGCGTATCTTTCGATACTTCCACATACCCCACCATTGCAGGCAAGGCTATGCTATAGATGTAAAAAAACCGCATTTGCGGTATTTACATACCTTGAGAAATTGGACGCCAATCCAAACATCGGATTTTGCCGATGCCCTATTAAAATAGCCCAATTTTTCAAAAAGCACAAATTACCCGCTTAATTTAATGTTGAAAGCAAAAAAGAAATATGAATGTTTAACCAGATTATTAACACTCATTAGGATTGATAATGCTGCATTGCTTCTTCAAAGCTGATATCAGGCGCATCAAAATGCGGTAAGAAGTCATAGATATCTTCAACTTCAAAATCATTGGCTTTCGCAAACATGTATTTCAACTCACCCACTATCTGTTCAAAACGCAACCCTAAGTTGAGGCTTCCACGTCTTTTTCTATACTGTTGCCAGAAGATGAATTCTCTGTAACTAAGGTTCTTTTTTGCTTCGGCGATCGTCTCCCCCGCGATGCCGTTTTGGACAAGTTCCGCCCAGATTTCGAGTTCGGCAAACTCGTCTTCTGTGTACTCGACTTTCCCAAGTAATTTTTTTCAATGATTTTATCCCAGATAGCTTGAATCAAATGTTTATTGAAGTTCTTACGCACTTGTTCTTCTGTGAAAATTGGTTCACCGCTTTCAGTCACAATGCAATCAGCTAAAATACAAGCTAAACCCTCTCGTCCTTCATTATTAGCATTCATTTGAGCTTTGGCTGTTTCATAATCCATAATTTTTATATGGGTTTCAAATGTACGCGGTTTACCATCAACAATAATGGGAACTTCGATCAGTTCAGGTTTACCAACCAAAGCACCAGATAAAATATCTTCAATACTTAATTTATTCATTTTTTAAGTTCCAAAAAATTAGCCCCTTTCGGGGCTATTACTTAAGTTAAGGGGTAGCTGTTTCAGGAATCCATTCAACTGAAGTATTGCGTTGAATCGTAACGGTACTTTTGACTACTGTGTTTGCATCAACATCCATAGGAAAAGTATCTACATAGCCTTCAAACTTATTCCAGCTTCGAGTTGTAGGTAAAGTAACTTCACCAGTTTGAGCATCAATAGTTGGCACAATATTTTTTACACTGCCTTTTGTCTTCCCAGCCCAGCCGACAATCCATTGAACAGCTTTGCCCGACAGAGAAAGATTGTAGAGACGAACATGTGAAGGTTTTTGTGGGTCAGCATTAACATCAAACGTTGATTGCCCAGGATCTTTAAGACCACCGCCTTCCAAATAGGTTTTATTTTCCTCTTGCTTTAAACAAGTTGTTTCGATTCGATCTTTTGAATCTGTACCTGGTTTAAAGTTTAAAGGACAGTCAACTTCAACCAATTCAAAAGTACCTGGTGTTGCAGGGACTTCATCCACAAACCAAACACTAGTGCCTTGCGTACGACGCGCCATAATATTTTCTCCATAAAAAAACCGCCTTTCAGCGGTCTTTAAAATTTAAGGTTCTTCATACCATCGGCTATCAATCCGAATACGGTATAAGCTGGTTTCGGAATCGCGCTCGACTCCAGTGTAATTTTCTATATAGCAATACTCTTCAATATTTTTTCTTAACAGTCGTGCAATTTGCCGTGTTGAACCTTTAGTGTCTGCATAGATATCAATTTGTGCATAAATTGAATCCATATCTGAAGGTGCAGATAAATATTGCTCAGGATTAGCATCAATAATCTGCCAACAAACATATGGAGCGCCATTTGTATTATTGGCATCAAATTCACTGACTTTTAAACCTGCCTCATCAGTCAAAAGCTCTACTAATACGGTATCTTTTTCACAAATTTCAATTAGCGGGATAATCAACATTAATTTATATCCCCCAAAATATCCTTTTTAAGCTTAGCGGCTACCGCTTCTGTCACACTGTCAATATTTGACTCTAACGCTGGGCGCATAAACGGCTGTGCTTTAGTTTTGGCTGTTCCGAACTCAACCAACCAAAAGTGACGAGTATCATTTTCCAAAAAGGTGTAATGTGGATTTTTCTGTCGTTTCTTACCTTTACGCTGAACATTCTTGTTCTGACGCCAGAATTCACCACCATCTTTAACCCCGACACGAACCTTCACAGAGTTTTTATCTGCTGTTTTACCCGCGCGAATAACAATATTTTTTGCAATATCAGCACTTGTTTTAGGGTCATTAATTTTTTGAGCATTTTCTTTAGCTGATTTTTGAACAATCTTTGCACCTTCGCGTAAGGCTTTCTTTAAATGCTTTTTTTGGATGTTTTTAGTCATTTCATCCATTTTTTTAAGAACTTCATCAAGCCCTTCTAGTTGGAATCCTGCCATTTATAGACCCCTTGCTCACATGCTAAAGTCAAATATTCATTGCCTGTTTTATTGTCACGCAATGGTCGGATAATTCGGTAATAAAGCCCATCACAAACTAGTCGGCATTTGGTCCAATCTGTACCAGGCAAAACATCTGATTGACGAATCAGAATGCGACAAGCAACAGCAGATTGTTCTTTACCCGCTGCAATCAGATCACGTACAGATGAATCAGTAATATGGCCGTAAATGGGAAAAATATTTACCCAAACTTCCTCACGGTCACCAGACTTATCAGGCTTTTGTTCAACCATTTTTTGTTGAACTTCAATATATTGATTTAGGTTACCAGATTGCATTAATCACTCCCCTTGCTCCAACCAAGCTTGAAAGGCAACTTCCATTGCAAAAATCTGATATTCACCGTTGTCACGAATAAAAAGACGCTCACCATGTATATAAATCAGCTTTGTATAAAACGGCTGGGCTTTAATCCAAGCTTCAAATTTTTCTTGCATGGTTAAACCCCCATTTTTCGATAAGGAAACATCAACCGCTCACATGCAATATTTACATATAAAGCCGCATCGGTCTGAGCCGCTCTGTTTTGGTACATATCACCCATGATCAACAAAGCAGCAAATACTAAATCTTCCGGTAATGAACCATCAGCCTGCTGAATTTCTGAAAACTCTTTGTCTATGAAGTTTGTTACTGCCTTCAAAGCCGCTTTGATCAGTAACTCAATGTATGAATCATCACGCGCATGCAAAACACGTAAATGAGATTTCGCTAAATCAAGCGTTATGTAGTCACTCATAAAAACGTCCTAAAAATGAAGAAAAATGCAGATTTTTGAATAAAGACTCCAAAAATCTGCATAAAAACATAAAAAAAAGCAGCCCTAAAGCTGCTTTATTGAATATTAACCACCCGTTGGAGGTGCAATTACTGGTAGATCACCTGCTACACATGCATCTGGTAAAACAACTGCACCTGTAGCACGCATTTCAGCCAATATAGTTACCAAGTTTTTAGTAATGTTATTGCCATCTTCAGTTGAAACAGTTACAGAAACATCTTCACGAATAACGCCATCAAAACCAATAGCAATATTGCCTACCCAGTATTTACCTTTTGGCATTGAAGCCGCGAAAACTACTGGTAATCCCCAAAGCACTGGTTGAATAACTGCACCTGGTGAACCAAAAATATAATGCCCATCTGCACCTTTAATACGCTCAATTTTCCCCCAATCTTCAGGATTTAAAATCATTGTATCTGGGAGAACAAAAGATGCAGCAGCTTTATATTTTGCTTGGTTCAAAACATCTAAAGCGGTGGCATCGGCTTCTGGCGTGATAGTAACGTAGTTATCTTCTTCCAAAAGACCACTAAAGATTTTTTGTTCACCAGTTGCAGGGGTATGACCGTTAACAATGTAGTATTCAAGTTTTAAACGAACACCATAAGCCATACGAACTTCTAAATAAGTTGCAAGCGAGGTCATATCTGCAAGCACTTGTTTTGAAGCACGAATCCAATGAGCAATGGTCCCTACATTCATTGTTGCCAAACCAAAATTCAAATTCGATTCAGGCTTATCAGTATTTTCTGGGGCAATATCAGCCATGATGTCAAAAGCAGATTCGCGTAAGAAATAATGAATAGCTTCATCTGTCGTACCCCAGTTAATTAAGTCAATAATGCTTAAAGGTTGAGTTACAGCAGTACGGTTCAAATCATTTTCGGCAAAAGCTGCATTAGCTGGCATCGACTTCAAGGTAATAACGTTACGAGCGTTAATACCTTCAAACACTACAGCATCTTTTTTCTTACCTGAGCGAGAATGCATAATTTTTGCATAATCTACAGCGTCCTTATTTCGCAATAAAGCAGCTAGTACATTACGTTGCTCTGTACCATTAGCCCCCTGAACACCTTCAACCATTCGCTGTTGAATGTCTTGAATCATTCCAGCGATTTCTTCAACTTGTTTTGAGCGAGCCTCTAAATCAGCACATAAATCTTCTGGCAAACCTTCTAACCCTTCAAGTCGGCCACGATAACGTTCCAAAAGCTGGTCAAATTGGCTGATACGATCACGCAATTGAATTGCATATTGGTCCAAATCCTGACGATCACGTGGATTTAAATCTTTAAAAGAATTCATATGCTGAGCTAATGGTAGTTTTTGATATGCAGTCATAATTTTTTCCTATGCATAAAAAAACCCGCTAAAAGCGGGTTTATATTTGAAATTTGGGGGTTTTAAACAATTTTATCTAAAAAAGAAAAGGGATCTTCTTTAGGTGCAGGGTCTTCTTTAGGTTGATGCACACTAGTCCAACGTGCCAAGAATTTTTCAGCGTAATCACCAGGTAAAATGGAGCGTAATAGCTCAGCAGCATCATCTTCAGACTCAATGGCATTGATTGCATCATCGCTAATAATTCTTGCCGAATCATCCGCCGGGTCATCTACAATACTGATTTCATATAAATCAGCACGCTTAATTTCAACATGTGTGCCTTTATTCTCCATATCAATTTCGTTGGGTGGATAAAACGCAATTGAAAATCCATCAACTGTTCCATGTTGTACCATTGCTGCTACATTTTGCGCCAAAGCAAGACCAGGGGTCAGCTCTACTTCAAGATATAAACCAGTATCATCTTCAAGCAATTTAATTATCTTGCCGATTCGCATTGTGATAGTCGAATCGACATACCATTGCCGCCAGCCATGATTGTAATAACAATGAACTTTTTTTGTACCAGCATTAAAAGCAGCACAAACATCGGCAAAAGCTCCTTTAATGAACTTTTCACCATAATAATTGACAGAATCCCACTTAACAGCATACCCACTTACTGTAACAACACCCGTTTTATCGTCTTTCTTAATAAAACGGCAATTCTCGACAGCAATTGGCATCCGCCGACACTGGACCTTTGGCAAGTTAGGCGAAAATTTATTTCGCACTTGCATTTGCTTTATCATCTTCTTTCACCTTGTAATTGCCTGTTTTCATTCGTTCAGCCGTTGTCATATTGACCGGAACAAGTAAAAAATCCCCATTTGGATCAGGTGTATCACCCTCTTCACGTCGAATTTCATTTATTGATGATTGACCACTGATAATCCGATCTTTATTTGCTGCAATACGTTGTAAATAAGAAGCACGAAGAAGGTCTTTTGTCTTAAATTCAAACTCATACAAATCCCATTCATGAGGCTCCAGCAAATGAATACGAATACTTTCTTCAATCCGCTCCAGATATGGGCGCAAACCAAATTTGTAGAATCCATCGATAATTTGTTCAATACCACTGCCCCATGTCGTAGATCCATCAGACATATAAACTAGAATTGGAGGTACTCCAAAATATCGACAAGCATCTTCAACCGATAATTTTCGAATTTCGATTAACTCCAAATCTTCAGGGGTAAGACTGATTGGCTCAAATTGCATATCATCTTCAAGGACTGCAATGTCTCCATCATCGCCATTGACTAAAATATCCAATTCATTTCTTAATGTCTCTCGCTGGGCATCTTTCAAAATACGTTTTGTTTTTAATGCTCCAGTAGGCTTGGCACCATTTGACATCAATCGGGTCGTTTTATCATTAGCAGACAACCCAACACCAATCGAACTAGCGCCATATGCTATGGGTGACATTCCCCACAAACCTGTGCCAAACATTTTGACATGCCAAATTTGTTTTTCTGTCAGCTCAACCTTTTTTCCATTGATCTGGCACTCATAAACCGGATCACCGTTATCTTTAATTTTTAAATCAACAGAACCACTATTTATGACCTGCAAACTGACCAACTTTTTACCAATATAATCACGTTTACAAACTGCATTACCAGCAACCAGATTCAGCATGAATTGCTCCCGGAACTCGACAGCAGTTTGATAACGGTTGGGTTTATTGCTTAAAAGTTTAATAACCGGATGATCTTTTACTACCGTCCGGCTCCCATCAGCATTCAACTTAAACATTTGAATAGGCAGGGTCGCAACTGACTCTACAAGAATCTTGACACAAGCAAAAACCGCACTAAGCGTCATTGCACTATCAAAAGTAACGGGCTTTGCCGTCCTTACAGCAGAACGGGGACGATCAATTAAGGTCGTCCCCGTTCTGTCTTGTATTGGTCCAGTTCCCCGCACTTTCAGCTTTGTTAGGTCATCTTTTTGACGACCTTTAGCTTTATTGCGGTTTTTACTCATCGTCTAGATACCTTAATCATACCACTCAGAAAATCATCAAAATTCCCATTCTCTTCGCCTGGCACAAGTTCAAATACTTCTTCCTTATCCCAGTACATGGCCCTTGAAGCTGCAATAATCATCCCAACCGCAGCATCAATTTTTTTGGCACGTGAAATTTTTCGAGGAAAAATACACTCTTTAGCATCCTCTTTAACTACCACATTGAGAATGCACCATTTTAAAACTGGATCACCGCAAAAACGTATGCGATTTTCAGCTATCAAAACTTCAATCCAACGCATTGCCGGGTTCAAATATTCAGTTCTTTGAGGAACTTCAATTACATTTAAACCAGCATCAAGTAGATCAGCAGTTACCTGTTCAGCATGATATGGGTCATGACCAACTTCATAAAATGGATAGTCATTATGATGTTCAAGAATGTCTTCTTTGATACGGTTGAAATCTGTTGAAGCACCTGGTGTTTCTATCAACCAACCTTCATCCCGCCAAACAGGGTAATCATCCGGTCGCATCTCACCGTTAATTGCTTCGGTTGACTCCATTACTCTTTCATTGATGTAACTATGAGCAAAGACATACCAAATAATTTTTCCATCTTCAAAATCTGGCCTCATCTCCACCCATGAGGCAAGGTCTAATCGACTTGCCAAGTCATAGCCGCCAAAACCTACAACGCCTTTAAATTTTTTATAGGAGACTTCAACCTCACAATTTGACACAACAGATTCAGCAAGCCAGCCGTCTACCGCGCCAACCCATTCATTTAAATGCTTTTGCCGAAAAATCGCTTCATTTGATGGTGAAATCTTGCACTTATCGGCCATTCCTTGCAGATATTCAGGTTTTACCGAAATTCCATAGTTGGGATTGGCTTTAGGCCAATTTTTAGGGTTTTTCCAGTCGTCACCCTTATCTAGGCAAAAAATCATGCCGAAATATCTTTCGTGAGTTGCTTCACCCTTAAGAATTGCAACAACAACTTTTCTTTCACGATAGCAAACCGATGTCGTATCTTTTCCAGCAGTTGTAATCGCAAAAAGTAATGGTTGCGTTCGTGAAGCAATACCGTTTGATACAATGTCATACATGCCCGAATCTTTATGAGCATGTAATTCATCAATCAGGCCACAGTGAACGTTATAACCGTCCTTTGATCCGTCCCGATCCTGTGATAGCGCTTTAAACGACGAATTTGTTGTCGTTTGGAAAATCGAATACTCTTGCTTAGTGATACCAAAGCGTTCTTGCATCTTTGGCGAATAAGCGACCATTGTTTTTGCTGCGCCAAACAAAATATTGGCTTGGTCTCTTGTCGTTGCGGCAGCATATACATTTGCACCTGGTTCTCCATCAATGAATCCCATGTACAAACCAACAGCCGCAAGCCACGTAGTTTTTCCGTTTTTCTTAGCAACTTCCAGATAGACGTATGTGAAGCGACGTAAACCTTCATAATTTACCCACCCAAAAATATTAACCGTGACAAAAACCTGCCACGGTGACATCACTAATAAATGTCGGGTTCCATCACGTTTTAATCGTGCTAATTCCCCTTCCACATGGGGACAGGTTTCAATAAAAAAGCACGCATGTTGTGCGCGCTCTACATCAAATTTAAATTCAAAATTAATATCTGGTGGCTTCGTGCCGATCTTTAATGATGTAAGTAATTTTTCTAACTCTTCATCACCTGAACCTAAAGGAATACCGGAACGATTTAAGTCATTTAAAAAACGTTTAACAGCAAATTTTTCTAGCTGCCCTGCCGTTCGCACTCCAGAGCGCACGTCATGGCAATACTGAAGTGCGATTTTGAAATAATCGCGCATAAAGACTCACTAACTAGATCGAATTGAAAAGTTTGCATAAGGGTCATTTTCTTCTTTCTGACCAGCATCAGCACCCAACAAATCTAATTGCTGTTGTTTATTAACCTTGACACTTGACCGCGCTCTTGGCGTTAATCCAAATTCAGCAGCAGTTTTAATAATCTGTTCTTGTAATTTATTACGCACCTGCAACCAAGCTGCCTGGACTTCAAAACCATTTGGCGTTGTAGTCACCCATGAATTGATCTCTTCAAGCTTTTCAAGGGCCTTTTCATAAGCAGCCATGTTGTCACAATGCAAACCAAAAACATCACCGTCTACAACCGACAGCAAACCCGCTTGAACTAATACAGGTCCCAAAGTATCCCAATGTTTTTTTGCGCCCCCTTTTACCCAACGAGGACAAGGCGGCATTCCTAAAGCAACCGATGCATTAGCTTCTTGCGCGTCTCCATCCCGATCGGTTCGGATACGGCTGCCGCTAAGAATTTTTTCTTGTAGCCCTTTTGGTGGACGACCCATAGTTGACATAAGAACCTCCAAAAAATTTAAAACTGATTAAATATTAGAGGTATACCCCCCTATGGACTTTTGACCACGTAAAAATTTCATGGGGGGGCGGTCTTTTCTGAGAGGGCCTTTTTGACTTTTGACCCCCTATCCCCTAAAACCCAGGTTTGATAAGGATTTTTATAAAAATAATTCCAAATCCAAAACCGATAAAAGCGCCCCAATAAAAACCTATGGTCCAACGATCAGAATAGCTTGTCTCATCTGGATATAGAATTTGAATCGGTGGACTTGCAACATCTGGTGGAACTGGACGTTTAGGAATGAAATCATTTCCTATTACTTCTGTTGGCTCAGGTGGTCGAGGCGGTTTAGGAATCTCATTCATAAATCACACCTTGAATCACTCGGCAACCAGCATCGACTTCATCAAGTCGAGCGCCACGTAGTCTTTCGTAGATTGTAGTTTTAGGAGTTGTTTCACCATTCCAAAGTACTTCGAATGATGAGCCAGTCTTAACAACGACACCTAGTTCATCAAAGCCTTTGATGTCATCACGATATACAACCGGATCACCGAGCAATATAACTTCTCGTTCGCAACTCATGCAGTCACCGCCTTGAAGTGTGAGTGATGCAGCTTATGAACAAAGCCATCGGCATCATGCACTTCAATCTTTTTATCTTCGATTGATTTGATTTCAAAACTATCAGTCCAACCACAGGACAAAGTGTCAATTGCATAAGCCGTTGCAGCTTGTACCATCTCACCAACTTTAAAAACATAACAATCAACTGGCTTTTGCGTAACTGGTGGTTGATATGACCAGCCGCCTTTGTCTTCGGTTGCTGTCTTGCGGTCATGGCATGACTTGCAAAGCGGTTGCCAATTGTTCTTATCCCAGAACAACACCTGGTCGCCTTTGTGCGGGATGATATGGTCAACAACCGTTGCGGCTTCAACAAGTCCGCGCTTGCGATGGTCCGCACATAGCGGGTTCTCATCTAAGAATTTTGTTCTTTCTTTTTCCCAACGGGCATCATAGCCGCGCTGGTGTGCTGTGCCCCGCTCCCGATCTTTTTGTTTGATTCGGTTTTGATGCTGGTCACAGTAACCTTTGTTCGATGCGAAATCTTTACAACTGCCCACAAGACATGGGCGCTTAGCTCTTTGTGGTGGACGATTGGACATGATCAATCTCTTCAAATCGAATGCAACGCTCTAAAAGTTTTGTCATCAATTTTGAAGTCAGTTTTCGTTTTCCGATCTTTTTCTCAATCAAATGGAGAGCATAGACGGAATAACAAACCCACGGTTTCATTTCAATAATCAATCTACCTGTGACCATCATCGACTCCAAAAAAGAAGCCCGCATGTCAAAGGGAGTCATGCGGGCTTTGAAAGAGAGCTTTTCAGCTCTGAAGGAAACTACAGCGTTTAATACAGTTTTCCATTGTGAAGAAATCTAACTTAACTTTGCTTTTGTGTCAATACCGAAGTTTACTTAGAGCAATAAACCTGCTTAATAATCTTTTCTTCACCTAACTCACATGCCTGTTTTAGATCAGCTAAAACATTATCAATGTGGCGTTTCATGTGGTTGCGTACAGTTGTATCACTGAATCCAGAAATAATTTCCCGGTTACGTTCAGTAGGTTTGTAATCAGCAGATACTAAACAGAACTCAACCAAAGCAACACGAACAATTGGCAGGTGATAAACCGCATTTACTCCTGCTTGAATAAATTTATCTTGATACTTTGTAAGCAATAACTTGCTAAATAACTCCACATTCTCAATGTTGTTTGCGCCCAAGTATTTCAAGCGGAATAAATTATCCTGCAAAGGAGTTAATTTTGCATAACTCATAGCAATGCATACGTCCGCAGCAGTCAAAGCACCATGGTTACCCGAAGGGATTGCATCATAATTGGTTGTTTTGGGATTTAATAAACGTAAATATTTTTCCATTTTTTTAATCCTCAAAATTCCATGTGAATGATGTGAATGGTTGTGTGAATGATTTTGACCAATGGTTCACATAGAAACATGAGTAAAAACAATAAATTGTATTACATGTGAATGATGTGAATGATTTATGTGTGTTTTCTCGCGTGAGAGTGATTTCACTTATGTTTAAATTATGAACAATATTTGATTTAAATTGATTTAAATTAAGCAATAGGTGTTTTTTTCTCTCACGTGCGCGCGCAAGAAAATGGTTCACATCATTCACATGGTTGTTGTATGCATTGGTATGTAAGGCTTTGAGCGTGTGAATGATTTGCTTAAATGGTTCACATGACCATTCACATCGTTCACATGAGAAGCTCTTATTGTGCGTATTTTGCTTCAGGAACATCATTCACCCCGTCTAAGCTATCTTGAAATTGTTCGATTTGCAACCCCAGCCAAAGCTGCTCTTGTTCATCTTTGGGTTTTTCACCAATGATAATGACTTTATTTTGTCCAGAACTTCGCTTACCTTTCCAATGCTTGGCCTTATCACTTGGAACAATGCCATGCTTCTTACCCTCAATAATGAATCTTTTCATACTGATTTGATGCTCTCCAGTTGTTCTGGACCATTGACCAAACGCTTTATAAAGCTGCTCTGATTTACAGGAGACATAAGGGAATTTTGTGTCACCGTTTTTCCATTCATGATAAAACGTGTCAAAGCCTGCACGCGAATAATCAATCATCGTCCTTTTAGCTATGGTCATTGGCGGCTTTACATGTTCATGAAAGTCAGTTAAGTCCAGCCCCATCAAATAGGTGTAAAAAGCTTGTACACCGTTAGTCTTTAACTCTTGCATTACCCTTTCATGCAAAGGTCCATCCAAGTCTTTACAAGGGTTAAGCACTAAGAACCGACGGTCCTTTTCTTCGATTGGTAGTGGTTGAGTATTGTTTGATAAAAATACAGTATTCAGGTGGTTATTCATTTCCCATCCTGATACGAATTTCTTACTTATATAGAGCGTTTCACCAGTAATGAGATGCTTAATCATCCCCATAACGTTATGTTTTTTCTTGTTATCTACAATCTCTTCAAACACACCGAAAAGTTTGTTTTCAATCCATTCGTTATATTGGTTATCAAGTTGAGCTTGCCCAACTGTTGTATGGTATTCACCATAAATCTTTTTCATGATTGAAACGAACATTAAAGATTTACCAGATCCATGAATATGACCATGCATCAGCACACATGTAGCCATTTTCGCGCCAATGTTTTGAAGAGGAAACGCTAGCCATTTCAATAAAAAAAGAACTGCTTCCTTCTCCCCATCGCAAAGATCATTAATCAAGGTCATGATGCCCTTACAATCTTCATAGACCTCTGCACGAGTCAATTGTTCACCATGCTGATCACGCATTACATCAATGTTCAATCCACGATAAATATTGATGTAATTCTCATCATGATCATGTTCTTGCTTCGGGTCAAAAATAAGGTTTTGACGAGGAATGATTTTTCTAGCTGGAGACTTAAACCACAAGTCAAAAATATTAGGGTACGCAATTCGTATATGCTTAATAAGCCAAGTCCTACGCTCAACTAAATTCCAAGCTTCCTCTGAGTTTGCCAGGACAACGAAATTATCTAATAATTCCTGAATAGTTAAATTAGTAGCCACATTAACATTGTGTTCAAACTCAGATTTTGGAATAACTTTTTTATGGTCTAACCATAGCTTGTACTGCTTTTGACCCAACAAAGCAGTAAAAGCATTTTTCTTTATTACAATTTTGTCAAAGTTATCCCAAACATCTGTTTTTGCTTCAATTAAGTAATAACGATCAATGAATTTCTGAATAGATTCAGGTACAGCATCATTTTCTGTCGAAATGTCACCCCCTTGCCCCGATTCAACAGCCATAAGATTTTCCTCAACCACAGGAACATGAGAAACTTTCTCGATTTGCCCCTCAATATGGATGGACTTGTTGGTTTTAGGGGGTTCGGGGGAAAGGGGAATAGACGTATTAATAGCCTGGACGATCTGAGCCTTTACCTCTTCCAACCCAAACATCAAATGCAGGTCATTAAAGTCCGATGGGATGAAAGTTGCTTGTGGCTGTCCTGCTTGTTGGTTTTGGTTCACTTATGCCACCTTATTAAATTTAGGGAGTACTACGATGCCGCCAGTGACAGCCACAGCTTGTTGAGCGTATTTCATACCTGTATCATCTTTTGCACTATCATCATCAGCACAATAAACAAGTGTTGCTTGCGGGTATTTTTCTCTTAAAGCTGCACCGACTTTTGGAATATTGTTAGCTACAAAAGCCAAAGCCACGGGATAGCCCGTTGCCAGGTGAATACTTGCACCAGTTGCGTACCCTTCAGCTATGCAAATAATGATGGGGTCAACAAGCTCGATGGTGCCGAGTAGAAAAAAACAGCCGCCAGTACGTCCACCTTTTTTATTTCCATTTGGGTCTTCTTCATCAGAAACGAAAAACTTTCCACCATCCGGATATATAGTTTGCATATTCCACATGAAGCCTTCAGTGTCATAAGCAGGGATTAGTACATTCCCTTTATGATCAATCTTCACGCCAGGTAAAACGGGTACTTGCTTTCGTTCAAGATATGGGCTTGTTTCACCAGGATAAGGATTGCGGTATAAACCTGCTGCTTGTCTTGCTACTTGTTGCTGTTTTTTAAGCTTCATCTCCTGGTTAATGCGATCACGTATTTTTTTCTCTTCTTCCCACTGTTTACGCATTTGAGGCGTAATAGTACTAGTTGCATCCAAGCCAACAATTGAAGCAACCTCTTCAATGATTTGAGAAAACGGTAATCCTGTAACTTTACCAATTAAATCAAAGCCATCTCTGTTTTTGCTTTCCGTACAAACATTACAAAGCCAATCACCATTTTCATATTTATCATCAAATCGAAAACGATCCTCGCCACCACAGTACGGACAAGGTCCATGAGTATCTTTTTTAGGAACAGTAATATTAAAACGTGCAAAAATATCTTCCCATTGACCACGGGCAGCATGTTTTACATCGGGTAGTTCAAACCCTTTCTTTTTTCTAGGCATGATCACCTCTATGTTGTTCCTCAGCCATAGCCAAAATAGTTGAAACAACTCGAATGAGTTCAAAAGCATCTTTACGAATTACCGCTAACTCATCTTCACTAATGCATCCATCGCCAATTGCTTTAGCTACGGATTGAGATAAATCACCCTGCTCTTGTGCCAATTTGCCTATTTTCATAACAAAATCAGCGGTATTTAAATTTTCAGTTTTCGGCAACTCAAACCAAGCCGCATTTCCATGAATTGCACAAACACTATCCATAATTCGGCTATCTTTTGTTTCATCTAAAATAGCTTCGAAATGATAAATATTTGCCTTATGTGTAGGAGTCGTTGGATTGATGGAACTACGGAACGTATTGATATTCCAACCGTTCTTTTCTGCAATTTGGGCCATTAGGTATTCATCACCTGGACGATAAACAGCAGCTTTCAAAGCTTGCTCTAATGACATAACAGTTTTTTCACGACGTTCGATTAAAGATAAAACCATGTTAAAAATCTCCGATTTCATTCATTTTTTTAATTATTTACATGCACTAAATTCTGCTTGCTCTTTTGGAGGCGTTTAGGAACTCGGCCAGCCGCTAATTCTCTGATTTCATATTCACGATAATCAGGGATGTCTTCCTCATCACCCCATTGAGCTATTGCAGAAGTGGTCAATTCGAGTTTTTCTGCTAATTGATAAAGTTTTTTGCAATTAAGTAGCTCTAGAGCTTCTGTACGGGTCATACTGTCACCAAAAAATCTAAGTAAACTTAGAATTTATTAGACACAAGTTAACTTCGATAGTCAATAGCTAAGATAACTTAGATAATCATTGTAGGATTTAGAAATGGAAACCATTGGTTTACGTATACAAAAACTTAGGAAAGAAAAAAAATTATCCAAAGTAAAACTTGGCGATCTAGTTGGAGTATCTGATGTAACAGTCGGTTTTTGGGAAAAAGACGTAAATGAGCCTAAATACGAAAATTTAGAGGCTTTGTGTCAGGTCCTTGATACTACAATTGATTATTTAAAATATGGTGTTAATAATAATGAGCAATCTGTTAAAGACTTTAGACCAATTACAAGGATGCTGCCTGTGCTCGATTATGTTCAAGCTGGAAACTGGACCAATGTAAGATCAATTCAACCACATGAAATTGAACTATGGTTACCTGCCCCACCAGAAGCAGGAAGAAACAGTTTTTATATGATTGTTCAGGGCACAAGCAACACCCCACACTTCAAAGATGGGGATTTAATCTGTATAGATCCAGATATTCCACTTGAATACGTTCAAACAGGTGAAATGATTGTTGCAATGTGTGATGATCAAGCAACATTCAAAGCTCTTGTTAGAGAGAATAAAAACATGTACTTACAAGCTTTAAATGGGAATTTCCATCCGAACATTATCCCTCTTAAAGAAAATTGTATTTATAAAGGTAAATATGTGGGTAAATTTGAACCTCCAAAAAAATTCTTATAAATCAATAATAAAAAAAATAATCTAAGTAAACTTAGAAATATTGATTGACTAAAAATCTAAGCTAGATTAGTTTTAATACATCTAATCTAACTTAGGATTTAGTCATGAAAAAACATAACCCTTCTAAAACCCAGTTCGACATCATTGTTGATGCTCGACTATTTGCCTCTGATTTTGCCCAGCCAAAGCGTGATTTTGATTTCTACCGAGAAAGATCGATTGATCAAATCAAATGCGCTATTTCCAACATTTCAAAAGCCTCTAATGGCAACGAACTCGTTATTGCGATTGCCCAGGCTAATGCCTTCATTGATTCAGCTTACAACCTTGAATTTATTAATCTTGTTGAAAAGGTTAAATGGACTGAAGAACTAAGTTCTGCTTTTCACGGTTCGGTTTTGGAGGCTTGAGCATGAATTGGTTCGATGCGGTTTTAAAAGTACGCCAGGTAATTACCGATAAGCATGGAGTAGAACGCCCTGCTCAAACCATTAACGGCACATTAGATTGCCCGATCTGCAATGAAGGTGAAGTGATTTATTCAATCAGCTCACATAACGGTCATATCTCTGGTCAATGTGACACAGCAAATTGCGTCAACTGGATGGAATGAAATGGAAAAGTTACTTGGTTTTTCAACTCTTGGCCTGTTAATGGCGGGCTATCTCTTAGTTAGTTGCCTGGAGAGATTCTAATGCATATTTGCCCATTACATTCGTATATTAAGCAAAGCCTTAATGATCAAGTTGAAGCTTGGTTAGCACAAGGCAATGAAATCAAAAAACTGGCTCATGGTGAAAGTGGTCATGCCTGGTATTTCAACAATCAGCCAATCAGTGCTCAATCAACTTTGCGTGAAATGATGACCAAGTCTATTAAAAACCATAAGGCTAAAAAGTCAGAAAAGAAAAGTAGTAAACGAGCTACTAGAGCGCAGATAAATGAATTGATCAAATGGCTTGATCAAAGCACAGGCCGCGGCACTCTCTTAACTCAAAAGTTAGAATGTTCCCCTTCATTTATTTCACAAATTAAAAACTTCACTCGTCCTTGTTCTGCCGAGAACTATAAAAAGATCAAGGAAGCAATTTTGGAAATTGAACAGGATGAAAAAAATGAATAACATTGATTTAGCTATTGAGGACTTTGTTAATAAAACACTCAATCTTGAAGGTTTAACACTTAAAGGATTTGAGAAATTAGCAATCTCAAATGGTTTTTATTTCAAGCAGCAAGGCGGTGATGAAAATCACGGGACTTATGCAATTTTTAAAACTTACAACGCTCATTCAGCAGCGATTACCAAATGTCATTGCGGTCATATCCACCGATTAGAAGACATGTGCATTAAATGCCATCCAGTAAATGAGAACTTAAAAACCCTCAATATTAAATTTCCAACGACGTGTTCGCTATGCGAGTTTTCGGAATACATGGAAATACAAGTTGAGCCTCAAAACACAGGCTATTTATGGTCAGGCAAAGTTAAATGCCCGAACTGCTCTAATACTGGTGATTTGCTTTATTCAGATGGCAATGCATTCATCAACTGGGCAATCGATTTACCTTTTTAAAGGAGCTAGAGCATGAAATATAAAGCTTTATCTGAAGCTGAAGTTTTGGCAGTTCTTGCTGAAGGTGAATTAGATGCAAGCGATTTGCTTTACACAGCTAATCCAAACTTTGAAAAACGTTTTAAACGCTTAAACACAGCACTTGCAAAACTCCTTGATGAAGTACGCGAGTATTTCCCAAATGCCGAATATTACTGTCCAAGTGATGCCATGGTATTACTACTTGGAAGTTCGCATGCTGATAAAGATGGTCAACCACATCAACAAGAATTGGTTGCAGCTAATAGCGACGCACTTAGTGGGAGAATAAGTGGAGGTGACTGGTAATGGCTACATATATCGAAAAATTACAGGACCCTAAAACCGTTCAAAAGCTAGAGTCGTTACTAGGTGGGCACATCATGAGTGTGTTACAGAAATGCAGGCTTTAACCCACCTGTACCTGTTTCACATGGTGGACGTTTCATCTATGCCGATCCAGCACCAGAAAAGTACGCACGTCATTTACGTGAAGGCATGAAACTGTTTGCTCAAGCGTTGGATGAATTAGGTGTTAATCAATCTCCAGGAGACCAGGCAAATGAATGAAATTGTAGAAGCGCTTATTCAACTCGGCCTGACTCCAATAGATTGGGTTGATGCCAGTCAGTTCTCAAAATTGACTGGTATCGAAGAGCAAAAGCTAACTCACAGACGTAAAAATTGGCCCGAAGATTTAGTTTGGGCAAAGCAAGACGGCAACATATATTATTCAATCAAAGGTTATAACCAATGGCTGACAGAACAAGCTCAAAATCGTTACCTCAAGGCGTGCGGATCAGAAATGGCGCAGTGCAAATCTATTTCGAGCGAAACAAACAAGCCTACAACATCACGTTACCGCACCCCGCAAGTGCAGAAGGCATCACGGCAGCCGCTAAAATTAGAGATCAACTAATTGTTAAGGCTGTATGGGGTATCTTAACTGAAAAAGATATTGCTGAAGCCAAAGGACTGGATACCGACGATAACTCAGTTATCGTCGGAGAAGGTATACTTTTTCAGAATGCTGCACAGCAATATTTGAAATTATGCGAAAGCAACCTAGACACAAAAAAGGGCTATAAAAATATTCTAGAGCATCACTGGATGCCTGATTTAGCCCTTATACCAATTCATCAAATCACTTCTGAAGATATTAAAGAACTCATTATTGAGCGTGATTTTAAGACTGCTAAAACCCTAAACAATTGCCTCATCCCTTTGCGCGGTGTTTTTGAGTATGCATTTGAGAATAAATATATTGAAAGTAACCCTCTTGAAGCAATTAAGAATAAAAAAATTCAGGTAGATATTCCCGATCCATTTAATCGTACCGAAATGAATGCACTTCTCGAATATCTAGAAAAAAATATGGTAGATGATGAAGAGTTTTACCACTGGTATTATGAATTAGCTTTCTGGACAGGCTGCCGACCATCAGAACTGATTGCACTGCACGAGTCTGATATTGACCTTTTTAATGATACTTTCCGTGTCACAAAAAGCCGTGTACGTGGTATTGAAAAAAATGTGACGAAAACTCGCGTTGCACGTGAAGTTTACTTAAATGAAAGATCAAAGAAAGCAATTGAAGAACTTTTAAAGTTCAAAAGAAAAAATAGTTTTAAAGGTAAACATTTGTTGATTTGCCCCGAAACTGGTGAGCCATTTTTTAATGAAAAGCCACCTAGGAACCGTTTAGTTGAAGCAATGAAGGCCTGTGGTATTAGACATCGTCCTGCTTATAACGCACGACACACTTATGCAACTATGCTTTTAATGGATGGGGTTAATCCTGTATTTGTTGCCGATCAACTCGGTCATAGCCTTCAAATGCTCATGAAACGTTATGCTAAGTGGATTCATGGTGATAAGAATAAACTTGAAATAGCAAAACTTAAGACAGACTAA